TCACCATCTTGACTATTAATTTTTGGTTTGGCTCTACGGCCTTCCATCTCTACTTTATACATATCAAGGATGGCTGTAATTTGTTCTTTTACTTGTGGATTCTGAGTCATCCAGAATTTTTTATTCAATGTAAGAATTTTTTCTTCTATTTCATTGTCAGACAATAAATCGAAACTCTGTACTAATGGATTAAATGACGGTATTGAACTCACCTTTGTACTCTCCGTAAACTGTTTGCCCGCCGTCGATAGTCCAGAATCTATAGATATATGGATGAACGTTGCTGTCAATAATTGCTGGATGTGCAAAGCCTTGAGGTACTTTAATTGAACCACTGTTTTCTGTATCAAAAGTTACTGGGTCTGCTACACCACGTCCACGTAGTTCTATTAGTACTTCAGCATATTTGCCGCTTGCTGGCCAATCTGCAAGTTGTAGTGTAATGCCTGTACTATTAATTGTATAAGAATGATATGTTGCTATTTCAAAACTAACTGGCCTAACACCTGCACTACTTAAAACACCGCCACTATAAAACTTTTGTGATCCTCTAGTAATCACTACATTATTAATAGTGTTACCTTGCATGTTAGTAATTGCATCATTATTCTTAACTGCGTTAGTATCTAACGCCGTTAAGTCTGCTTGTGCATTAGTTAATTCTGTTTTAATTTTAGTGAAATTATCTCTAAAACCTTGCGAATCATTATCTTGTCCTGCAACAGGGTAATCCGCATTTATTGTTCCAATATTGGAACTACTTGTAGTTATGGCCATATCTTATTCTCCTACACATATTTATCAGTGTTACGCATTATAATTATATTTTCCGAATACAATGTATTGATCATTTGAGTTACCTACTACACTATCTACAATATATCGGTCTATTTCTATGTCTAAATCTTTAAAATCATACGTCCTATTTCTAAGAGTAATCATTATTTCGTCACTTGTACCCGGTTTACAGTAACATAGTGGTATTGCTAGTATAAAGCCTGTTTCTTGTTCTCCAGCAACTTGTGGAGTACGCATCCATAGTGGTAAAAAGTCGTATTCTGTACGTCCTAATGTTTTTATGCTATCTTGCATATTTGTAATATTACTAATATATTTTTTACCTTGTCCGCCGCTTGCAAGTACAGCATCACTATCTGCTTTTACAACGTTATGCTCACCAAATACAAACGGGTCTGTATCTGTGTTTGCTGTTGCTGTCAAAGTATCCAATCCTTGATTAACTATGTAACCTGATACGCCTGTGTCGCCTTCTCCAAAGATAGTTCTTAATACTGCAAAATCTGGTTTGCTTAGTACTGGAGCAAAGTATGTGTTAAACAATGCATAACCTAGTGGATTATTTGCAAGTAAGCCTGCTGGTGTACGCATGTCGTCTGCCCACTCAGGACTAAGACTTCCGTTCTCCCAAAACTCGCTCATTTCCCACATTGACCAGTTTAACAAGTAAGTGTATTCTGTGTATGCAACTGCCGCCGCTTCTGGATCAGTATTCCAATCAGTAGCATAACCACTTGGGTCATATTGTGCGTTATCAATTGCTTGTTTCATTGCTAAATGTAATGCTGTGTTTTTCCAGTCAAAACTTGGTTCATTACCAATTCTAATATCTGGATTCATTTCTATTGCATCTGAACTACCAGGCACCGCACCTGGAATACCAAATGCATGTACAGTATGGAATACGTGTTCCATAATTTCTTCTATATCTCTACGCTGTGTTGGAGGATTGTTTCCGTTGGTATTTTTATACCATACCATATCCTTTTGAGCAACACTATCATTGAATTCTTGCAGTCCTGCATAACTTGCAATATTAACATCTAGTAACCAGTTAGGCGTATAACTTGATCCGCCACCGTACCCAATTCTTTGTACTGTAGGTATCCCGGCATGTTTCGTTCCAGTATCACCTTTTAGTGTTTTAATAAAATTGCGTTGATGTGTGGTGTTAATACCAGCACCGTTAGGATCAGTAATTAAGTCAACTACTCTTGCTGTTTTCTTAGCCCATTCATCAGGTACTCTTGGTGCGCCACCTACTTCGCCTGCAACAACTAATTTTAATCCGTTTACAGTTAAACTTCGATCAAACACTGTACCGTTGTTCTCAGCAATTAATGGACCTTGTACATAATCTGTTTCTGTTACAACAGGTCTAAGTACTTCATCACCTAAGTCTAGTTGTGTATCATCGCCTGTAAATATATATCTTTCGTCGTTTCTATTTACACCGTTACTATCAAGTAATGTTGGTGTACCTTGAGGATGGTTATTGCGCTGTGCAAGATCTGCTTTTAATTGCATAGAACCTTGTTGCACAAATGATTTCTTTGTCTCACCAACTTTTGCTTTTGCTGGATCAATTAATTCTACATAAATTACTTCATATACAACGTCTTGTGTTCCTGGTGTTTTTGCTACTGCACTTTTCAATGCACCTACGTTAAATCTACGTTTCTTATGCCATTTTTGACTTGCTATTGCAAACTCGTTTATTGTCTTTGTTTCAATACCAGCATACGCTAGTATTTTAATCTCACGCTGTAACCCAAAATTTGGGTCATTAGGTCTATAAACTTTTGTTGGTGGAAAGTTTGCAGGATTACTTACAAAGTCTCTATATGCATCTCTTTTTGATTCTTTCAAAAATGGCTTCATAAACAAATTGGTATATTGTCTGTCATCGTCGTCTATTACATCAATAGTAAATTTTTTAGTTGTCGCACTAAAGCCAAATCTATCTTTTGCTTCAACTGTAAACGTATATGTTCTATCAATACTTGTAGTATCGTTATCAAATGTCATATCGTCGTTGTCAAAAAATGTTAATCCATCTTTTTCACTATCACCAAATTGTACAACAGTACCTGTAATTTCACCATTATACTGTAGTGTAAGTCCTGGCGGCAAACGTCCGCTTGTTAGTGTATAAAATAAAGGTGCATCTGGAACTGTAGTTGTGCCTTGCACTTTGAATACACTAATTTGGTTTGCTGGTATAGTTCCTAGTTTAGTCTTGCTAGTCCATAAAATGCTACTATCAACTTCACCTAATAAGTTTACTGTAAATGTTTTGTCTTTAAATGTAGCAACAGTAATAGTATTATTTTCTGTAAGTAAAAGTTCTGCTCTAACTGTAAATTTATATTCTTTGGTAACTGCTGGTTGATATGCAACTCTGCCTGCAACTTCTCCAGTATTACTATCAATAGTCATTCCAGGAGGAATAACACTATTAGTTCCATCATCATTAGTTGGCATTAGTTTGTAATTAATTGCGCCTTCTTGATTTTCATTTTTTAGTACTTCTAAAAATAATGTAATATAATTATTTGCTCTACGATATCCAAAGTCGCCCGGAGTAATCCATACAGGAGTTCTAATATACGTATTGTCAGCAGTAAATACACCTGTTGCAACTTGCACAACAATATTGTCTGCACGTAAAAAGTCTTCGCCTACAACATAGATAATAAAGTTTCTTTTAACAACTGCAAGGCCATCACTAACACTTGCTTTAAATTCATAAAATCTATTTAATTTTTTTGGTGGGTTATAAACATAGTTTGGTATAATTTGTCCTTGATAAAATAAACTACTTTTGTTTGAAAAGTCATGTAAGTACATGTCGTAGTTTGCTGTATCATATTGTCCTGCTTTTGATCTTTTATCTAGCGCAAGTAAAGGTTCGACTACGCCAGATATTTTACCAGTCTTGCTTAAACTAATACCTGGAGGTAATTCTCCATCGCCTTTGTCAATCCAAAATTCCAAACTTTTATCTGCTGGTAAGTCAACATCAGTTGCTACTAATTGAAAATCAATAATTTCATTATCTAGTATAAAATATCGATTGTTTACAGGCGAGTTACCAATAGGTAATCTACCTTCTGCTGTTTTCCATAAAGGATCATCTGCACCAGTAACAATAATTTTATATGTTCTGTCTTCTATTATATTATTCAATGTAGCACGTAAAACAAATGTAAACGTAGTTGTTCTTTCAACTTGAATAGGAGTTCCTATAATATTTTTTTGGTATATTCTTAGACCCGGAGGTAAAGTGCCTGCAATTAATTCAATAGCAGGATCAATGCCTACTGCTAAAGGTAAACCAACTGTAATAGTTTCTTCCTCATTAGCAGTGACTAGTGTCGTACCAGATGTTTGGGTCCAATGAGACATGTATTATATGTT